CGTTTTATTGTTTGTTATCTTTATGTATATATTCTTTTTATTCTTTTGAAAAGATTATATACGTTTTGGTGCTAATGCTCCCTACGGTCGCCTAACTCGGCTGTAACTTTTATGCAGATAGTAAGCATATACTACTAAATATATTGTCTGTATTACTACTCTTTCCATATATAATTACCTACATTATTCTTTTTATTATCTACCATATTTAATAGTCTTGTTTGTTTTAATGCATTTTCATATGTTGAACCATGAGAATGTATTTCTCCTGTTAAAACATTTTTTACTGTATATAAATCTTTATTTCTTATTTTTCTCATTACTATAGGCATTATATTAATGATTTATTATTTTATTTATACTTTTATGGTAATTATAAAGAATAAAAAGAATATCTAAATAGGGGTTTTATTCTTTTCACTTTTCTATAAATTTTATAAAATAAAAAAAATAAAAAAATAAAAAAATAAAAATAAAAAATAAAAATAAAAATAAATTAGAAAAGAATAAAATAGAGAATAAGAATAAATATTATTCTTTTTAAAAATACATAAAATTATAGAATTCAAAGTTTAATGCAATCCTTCTATGTAAATTTTGTTTATATTTACGTCTTATTATAGTATTAAAACTATAACTATAATCATTATAAAATCTATTAATTAGACATCCTTGTCTCCAATCAGGACGAGAACAAGGCATACTAAATTCTTTTATAATCATTAATATATCATCAGGGATATTCATTTAATATATAAGGATATTAATTTATTATCTACTAATTTTATTTTTTCTATTAATCCTTTATAATCTATAATAAAACTATCAAAATCACTTACTACAAGATTATCAGTTAATATAGTATTTAAATTATTAATATTTCTTTCCATTGCTTCAAGTTGCATAAGTATGCCTATAGAATATAAATGAAGATCGCTAACTATCCTTAACTTGTCCATTTATATACTATTAATATTATTTTATTCTTCTAAATCCTCAATTGTGTATTTTTTCTTTTTTAATGATAAAAATGCCTTTTCATTTTTATATTTTGTTATTTCTTCAGCATTCTCTTCACGATATTTTTTCATTTTTTCAGCTTGTTTTAATTTTGCTTTTTCGGCATCTACAGCATAACTTTCACTATCACTATGACATTTGTGTTTATTTAATGATGCTTTTAATTCAAGTCTGCATTTTTCTTCTTCTATCTCTGCTTCAATACGATTTTTACAAGGAAATTCTTTTATTGGTTTCATTAGGAATTTGTCCCATCCACCATTTTCTCGTATCATTTTGTATTTATAAACATTATATTCTTTGTCATTAGGATTCTGTGATCTACTCTTATGTTGATTTTTTCTATGACTAAAATTAGTAGTATTACCTACATAAATTAATGAAGAATCATCAACATGTTCTATTTTATAAATAATCACTTTTGAATAATCGGGCATATATATTTCCTAAATATTATTATTTTGTCTAAAACTTCCCTAAATAGAATTAGTATCAGTTATTATGTTAAAAGAGTTATTACTTCTTATCGTTGAGGTGTCATCTCCATATTCATTAATAGTTAGCAAGTCCTTTTTAATGTCTTTTAATAGAATAGAAGATTGTTCAATCAACTTAGTATATTCACTAAAACATTCATCTAAATAAACCCGAGGATTTTGATCAGTCGGTTTTAAAGTGAGGGTTTTATAAATATTAATGGATAAGATGTAATATGCTTTGGATAAATCAATTTCATTATTAATGTTTGTTGTTAAATTTAGATATAATTTGGTTGATGATAAAATAGTAATAAACATGGAAATTGCTGTTGTTGTTGTTGTTCCATAGGTTATTGGTAAAATTCCTAAACTTTGAAAAGATGCTGAAAATACACTACATACAATAATTGGTAAGTCAAACCATTTAGATAACTGATTAAATTGTAAATATTGAAGCGTATGTTTTTTATTTAATGCTATAGAATTAAATCGTATTCTTTCTAATACTTCTATTATATTATTATCCCAAAAAAAAGACATTTATATATTATGACTACATTCTAAATTTAAGAGCAGAGTGGCGTTTTCTATGTTTAACTCCTTCACCTTCTACTTCGTAATCATTCATACGATGACCTACTGCTCCTCCGTGTGTTTTATGTGCTAAATGACTAATAACTTTATGTTGTAAATGTTTAAAACGTGCTTGATGCTTTTTACTTACTCCTAATAACGATAGTAAATGCTTCATTATAATTATCAAATATTTTATTTGTAGGAATAAAAAAAGAATTCCTACAACCTAAAGAAGTTAATAACTTTGGTTTTCACATTCTTTTTCTAATTAATAATGATATTGATACATTTGGATCATTTGCATAAATAATATTTAAATTTTGATCTACTAATTGTAATGTAAAGTTTGAATAAGTTCCATCTGTTATAGTAATCCATTTTTCAAATGATGGATTATAAGTTATATTAGAACCAAATGTAACATTTATATTCCAAGTATCTAAAATGTCACTTGGAACAGTCACATTATTTCTTAAAAAACTAACACGACCAACTATAGCATTTACTGTTGAACCTACTGGGGTTACTGTTCCTAAAACAGAGACATTTACTGCTGAAGTAGAAGAAGTAGGATAAGTTCCTGCTACATATCCTATAATAGTATTAATACCTCCTGATGCTGGTAATATTAATTGAGGAACTTGGTTAGCTGTAGTAGGCAGTCCTGTGCCTGATGCTGACCATTGTCCTGTAGATGGACGAGTATATCCTAAACCAGCATATGTTGCTAAAGTAGGAACTGGAAAATAAAGAGTTTGTGTTGTATAATAAGTAACATTTGTAGCCATTGTAAAAAAATATACATATTGTCCTGTAGCATTTATTAAATAAAGTCCATTTGCTATACATTGATTCTGTATATAACTATTAATATCTGATACTGTATAAAATCCTGCTGGTAATGTAATAGGTAATGTATATGTTGTTGCTCCTACTGGAAATCTTAATGAAAAACTTTGGTTATTGTAAAATGTTGAAATATTAAAAAAGGAATAAGGCATTGTTACTTGAGAAACACACATCTCCATGTCTTTTGCAATAAAATTGCCTCCTAAAAAGGCATACGTGAATTGAGTATTTGTTGTTCCTGCTACATTTGATGAATTTAAAACAAGAGTATATGCCATTATAGTATTAAAAGAGAAAATAATTATATTTCTTTAATGTATATGTCTGCTGTAAATCCTCCAACTTATACTACTGGAACTTATAATCCTGCATTTTTTGCTACAACCACAAGTGGTATTACTTTAGCTCAAGGAACTGCTTTATTTTTACAAAAAACTACTCCTGATACTGCTTCTGCTTTAGAAACATTTAATGGAGGAATTGTAACAGGATCAATTGATATAAATAGCACTTCAAACACATTAGTTTTGTATCCTTCTATGGGTTTAACCCAAAACATGGGAATTGGTAATGCTGGAACTGCCTATGTTTCAGGTGTGCCTACTATACAAATTGGAGCTACTACTGGTTACTCCGTTCATTGTGGTAGTATTGATTGTAATGGAACTTCTATTAATAATGCTGTTATTCCAGCTACTGGTACTTTATCATTATGCCCAGCACAGACTACAGGAGTTCTAAATATTGGAACAGGTGTTCGTGCTACAGGTGGAAATGGTGGTGCTATTAACATTGGAACAAATGCTTCAAATACAGCTCCTATTAATATTGGAGGAAACACATTAGCAACATCATCAAATATTTTAACTTTAAACTCTACTTCAACAGGACAGGTTTCCATTGGTGGAACTGGTGGTTCTGTGTTAGTTACTCCTACCATGTCTTTATCAGCCAATTTAACATTACCAGTTTCACTTGCTACTATACCAACAGCAGGAACTCAATTAGGCGGAATTACAGTTGGCACTGTTATATCAACAGGTTATTCATCGGCTACTACTGTTGCAACATTAACAATTCCAGCAATTGGAACATATATTGTTAGTTTTGCTTTTACTCAAACCTACGTTGTTTTACCAACCGTTCATTACATTGCAATTGCTGGAACGGCTGCTGGATTACCAGCAAACGCTTACGCTTTTACTGTTTATGGGACAGGGGCAACAGTGACATTATGTAATGCATCATTTGTATTTAGATGCACAACAGTTGGAACAATTTTATTGAATGCTACAGTAACAGGAGCAGTCACAGCAACGAACAACACAAACTTTACAGCGACAAGAATTGCATAAATTTATACTAAAAATCTAAAAATAAAATATTCCTTTTTAGTATAAATGTCTGCTTATAATCCCCCATTATTTAACAACTCTGTTATACAATTTAATCCTACTATTTATGAAACTGGAACGACTTCAACAGCATCTCAATCATTAACTTTATTAAAAACAGATAATATTCAGTGTTTATTACCTAATGATCTAGTTAGTCTTTATACCGTTGGTTCAGGTCAGGTTACAATAGGGACAGGAGGTCAAGGAGTAAAAGTAGTTGGACTTTTATCAACTAGTTTGGCTGATATTACTGGAATAACTACTAATGACATTGGTGTTCAAACAGGACAGAATTCTATCTCTATTGGAACATCTGCTGCTACTGTTTTAATAAGACCAACAACTACACAAATAAGTGGGAATCTTCAGGCAAATAATATTGATAAATACACATCAGGAGCAATTTCTTTATATCAAACAGCAGTAGGAGCTATCACTTTAGGAAATAATGCTACCAATGTAGATATTCAAGCTATACGAATATCTGCTGGGTCTATCTATCCATCATCATCACAAACTTTATATATAGGAAATTCTAACGCCCCGACTATTGAACTTGGAGCAACATCATGTTCCACATTAAACATAGGATCAGTTAATTCAACATCTTATTTCAAAAATGCAATTTCAGCAATATTTGGCGTTAGTCCTAATACTTATTTACCAGCAGGGACACTTACAGATTGTGGTATGAGATTATATAATAGTGGAACACAATCGTCATTAGATTTATATTCGGCAGGATCATCTATTGCTAGTGCTTTACCCTCAAGTCGTTTTATATCCACTGGTGGTTCAGCATTGATTAATACGGCAGCATTACAAATACAATCAGGAACAATAGCAATAGAACCAGTTAATGATTTGACGTTAGGTTCAGGAACGACAGTAAATACTAATGTTAAAAGTTCAAGTTTTGTAATAGGAACAAATCCAACTTCTTATTCAAGTAGTAGTTTAACAACAATAGGTAAAAATGTTGGAACAATAATTTCCGCTTCTACGCAAACCGATATAAAGTTTTGGTCTGCTGATGTAGGAGTAGCTGCTCAACCATCGGCAAGTATTAGTGTAAATGGTGGAACTTCTTCTGTTAATTCAGGAGCATTAACCATAAATGCTAAAAGTATTTCTTTACACGCTATAGATTCTGCCTCTATTTTATCTTGTGATGCTACTACTATAAATGTTGGAACTATTAACACTACTACTGTAAATATGAACGCCCCTACTTTACAAATTGGACAGGGTAATACTACTAATATAAATATTGGAACAAACACTGCTACTACGAATCTTAATATTGGTAATTCTACTATAAATCCTGTAAAGATACAGACAAGTGATAGAGTTGTAATGGGAAATAGTCCATCTACTTATGTAGCTAGTGGGGTAAATGCTGGTAGAATGACAAGTCCAGCTGTTGTTGTTGGAACAAATGGAACAACATCTGCTTTTAATGCTTTTGTAGATTTTTACACTTTTGATGGAACATTACAATCCAATTCAGCAAGAATTATTGCTGGGAGTGGTGGTTTGCTTATTGCAAATAATATTCCTTCACAACCACTTCTTATAACAAGTACTCAAAATATTAATTTAAATCCTGCAGTTGGTAATGGGGTTAATGTGAATAATGCTGGTCTTTATTTATACGGAGGTTTAGCCTATGGAAAGGGAAATCTCACAAGTCCAAGTTTTACACAAACTGGAGGGTTTGGTAATGGTGCTACAACTGTTGCCGCCAATTCTGTTGTAAATTATTCAGCAACTTGGGCAGCAATGGGATTAGCTAATTTTGGAACTGCTCCTACGGTCATATGCTGTAATGGTTGTAGTAGTGGTCTTGGTCAAAAATTAATTATGTCTTGTTATGGTGCTACTACAACTCAAGTATCTTTTTCATTATATAATCCTTCATCAACAACTACAGGTTCAGTTACGATTAGTATTACATTTATTGCTACGGGTGGGTATTAATCGCTCAAAGAACATGTTTTAGTAAAAGGTGTTTTGCTCGCTTTTTTAAAAGCGATATATATATAATGGCGTTCAACCTTGTTTTAAATTCTAATAATGTAGTATCAGGATCAAATAATAATACTTATAAATATAACTTCATAGGTGATTCATTAACTATTTTAGATGATGCAGAAATATGTGTATCTTCTATACAAATTCCATATAGTTGGTATAATGTCTCTAAAGCATACAATAATACAACAATACAATTTAGATTTCCTAATGCTACTTCAGGAATAACTCCTTTTACAATTACATTAGTTGAAGGTTTCTATTTAGTAACAGATTTAAATGCTGCTATTCAACAGTTTTGTATAAATAATGGTCTTTATTTAATCAATAGTTTAGGACAATTTGTTTATTATTTAACATTATTATATAATACGACAACTTATGGAGTCCAACTTATATCCTACGCAATCCCAATTACTTTACCTAGTGGTTGGTCACTCCCTTCTAATTTTGCTGGTTTTTATAGTTCTTCATTATCTCCCCAACTTATTATTCCTACTACTTCTACTTTTGGAAAACTCATAGGATTTACTACAGGAACTTTTCCTACAACAAATACATCAGTATTTTATTCAATTTTAAATACTACAATTCCTATAGGTTCTAATGTAAATTCATTAATTATTCGTTGTTCTCTTGTTGATAATCCAGTAGGAGTTCCTACAGACATTTTAGATACAATGCCTGTAACAGCAACATTTGGTTCAAATATTAATTATCAACCTCCTATAGAAAAATGGATAAAATTAAGTGCAGGAGTTCAACAATACTTATCTATTACATTTGTAGATCAAAATTTGAATGCTTTAGCTGTTTTAGATTCAAATGTATGTATTTCTTTATTAATTAAAAATAAAGGTAAAGAAGTAGAAGTTCAGAGAATTATTGAAAAATTAAAT